TGGAGCGCGACCAGCGTCGTCTGCTCGTTGTCCCACACGGTGTTCAAGATGCGCTGACGCCGGAACGCTTCGAATTTAGGGTTCTTGGCGTAGAAGAACGCGACCCGCTGGGCGATGATGCGCAGCGTCAGATTGGCTGTGTACCTGTCGTCCTTCTCCTCCTTCGACCATTGATAGCCGGCGGCGAAATCCTGGTCGGACTTCATCCGGTTGAAGACCGGCTCCCAGTATTTCTTGGCGCGCTTGACCTTGTCGGCCCACTGCGACACCAGCTCCTTGCGGGGTTCGGATGGATCGGGCGGATCGCGTTCCAGCAGGTCTTCGTTCTGACGCTCAAGCCCCATCAACTGCTCAAGCGGCACGCCCGGTTGGTCAGCGAGCGCCTGACCGAATGGATCGCTGTCAAGAACCGCCATGTCACCAGCCCCCCGTCGTCAGGTTCTCGCGCTCGCGATTGCGCTCTTTCAGCGCGCTCTCGATCACCCAGGCGTAGGTTCCCTGCTTGGGCTCCTTGCTCTCTTTCGGCGGCACGCGATGACCGCGCACCTTGTACAGCCCCTGCCCAAACAAGGAGAGCGTGTCGACGAAGTCGTCGTGCGCGCCTTGCGGGAATTTCAACATCTGGTCGTGCGCCTCGGCCCACCAGCGGGTGAACACAGGGAAGAGAATTTTCATCATCGACATTCGCGCTTGCACCGACTGCGCGCGTGTCTGCTTGTCGCCGACAGGGGTTAACTCGTCTATCGAGCAGAACACCCGCTTTTCCAGCATGCGCTTGCGCAGGAAGGGGCCGATGCTCTTGGAAATGTGGCCCTTTTCCGCCCACCAGAACAACGGCTTGTAGCGCTCCATCAAGATCGTCATCGTCTCGACGACAAGTTGCGTGTCCGCTTGCTGCCAGAAAATATCGGGCTGGACCCACATCTGGTCGTGATCATCGACGCCAACAACCATCAAACAAGTCTTGTCACGGCCTTGTTCAAGGCTGACCGCGTGATCGCTCGCCCCGTAGAAGCGCAGACGTTCCTTGGGCGGCATGTCTGAGACACGCGCGTAGGGGCGCATATGAACTGCCTTGAAAAAGGAGCCTTCTTCCGGCGTTGGGCGGCCCTGGTAGAGCGCCTGGAAGCCCCGGATGTCGGTTTCGCGGATATTGTCGAGATATTCGCGGTCGAACCGCTCCGGCCATAGAGCTTCGCCCTTTTTGCGGCCCAGAACATCTTTTTCGCGAGCAATCGCGGGCATGTCGATCACCCGCCACTTCCTGGCTTCGCTTTCGGAGTAACACGGGTTCTGCGGATCGGTCAGACGGCCAATTAAGTCGTCTTCGTGCCAGCGTGTCTGGATGATCACGATGGCTCCGGCCTTGGTCATCAGCCGTGTCTGCAAAACCTGGGTGTACCAGGACCAAAGTTGCTCTCTTATCGTCGGGCTGTCGGCTTCTTTACGGTCTTTGGTCGGATCGTCGAGCAAAATCACGTCTGCGCCGCGTCCGGTCGCTCCAGAACCGCGCCCAAGGAAGAAAAGCACGCCTCCGTCCTCGGTTTCGAGCCGGTCCATCGACGCGGACCCCGTTTTGAGCCGCACTTTGGGGAAAATCTGCCTGAAAAGCGGATTTTCGATCAGGTCGCGCACCGCCCGGCCGTGATCCCAGGCGAATTTCTCGGAATAAGTGGCGCAAATCAGCGATTTTTCCGGGTTTCGGCCAATGAACCAGGCGGCGAACATGTGCGAGGCGAGCTTAGTCTTGCCGTGTCTGGGCGGAAGGGTGATCTGAAGGCGCTTGTAGGCCCCTTTTTCCACCTGTTCGAGGGCTGCGCCAAGCACGCGGTGGTGCTTGGCGGGCCGGTACAGAGACACGAGACAATCGTCCTGCATATCAGGGATTGGCGTCATGAATTTAGCGAACGCAATCACGTCGTCACGCGCCAGAAGGATCGCCTTCTTGCGTTCGAGCAGCTTTCTGAGTTCGATCCGGTCGCTCATGCAGGGTTCTTTTGCGTTCCCTGCATGGTCGCGCTTTCCAGCGCAGACACGCGTTGCTGCAAGTCCCAGATCTGGCCTTTCAGATCCCACTCGTTGTCGCCTTCTGCCAAGAGGTGCGGACAGTAGACGTAGACCTCGTCGCCGAGCGGCCATTCGAGCCCGGTATGGTTGGTCACTTCAACCGTCTCGACCCCTTCAGTCTGGTCGAAGGCTACGTCAATCTCGCCGTCGCCTGCTTTGAACACTTTGTTGGTCGAGGCGACGGTCACGTCGGCGTGTCTGGTGTCGGTGTAACGCGTGTCAAAGCCCGGCGTGGGGATCTTGATCCCCTCGCCGTCCGGCAATGGAGCTTCGAGCTTGATGCGCCAACCGTAAGACTGGGCGCTCTTGTCGCCTGCCGTCATTGAACCCTCCTAAGACACCCGCACGGGCGCTTGCTTGATCTTGATGCCGCGCCCCGGCGGAGCCTTCGGACGCGAACGCGGCGGCCCAGGCGGGCGGCCCATCGCCTGCCCAGGCGAACCCACCATAGGAGCCCGGGGAGCCGGAGGCGGCCCTGCGCCCATGCCGGGAGGCGGGCCCATCGGAGGCGGACCCATGCCGGGAGGCCCGCCAGCTCCCATGCCTGGAGGAGGCCCCCCGGCGATGGGAGGCATCGCCGGAGGACCGCCGCCGGGCATGCCGCCAGGAGGCATCCCCGGACCCGGGTGCATCGTCAAACTCGCAGCCTGGCCGTGTCTGGCCGAAAGAGCCGCCAGCAAGCCGCCTAGCCCTCCGCCGGGGGGAGGTCCAGCTCCCATTGGCGATCCGCCGGGAGGAAGTCCGCCGGGCGGGGGTCCGCCTCTCATTGGAAACGCCATGATCGAACCTCCTTTATTCAGATGAGGGCGTCGGAACGCCGGGATGCTCTTCCGACGGAACGATGGCGACGACCCAGCCGGATGTCGGCGTCCAAAGCGTTGTCGCGTCCCAGTTTTCTGCGATCTCCGGCTTATCTTCCGATCCCGGAGGCGGGAGCACGATTGGATGGGTAGGCACGCCAGGGTTTGGCCAGATGCTCGGCGGAATGTAGATCGGATGCTCTGGCTTCAACCCCGGAATGGTTCCCGGCGGCAGATAGATCGGCGGCGTCGGCATCGGCGCGTTGCCGCCGCCCCAGATGCCTAAAGGCGGCTGTGGCAAGCCCTGATCAGGATAAACCGGAGGCGGCCAGATCCCTGGCGGCGGACCTCCCGGCGCAATCGGATGAGCCGGATGGCCGGGGCTCGGCCAAATGCCGACTGGCGGCGAGGGCCAAATCCCTGGCGGCGGACCTCCCGGCGCAATCGGATGCGCAGGGTGTCCCGGTGACGGCCAGATGCCCGGCGGCTGTCCGGGCGGATAGATCGGGCCGCCGCCGATTTCGAGGCCGGCGTTATAGATTTCTCCAACGATAACGACTTTGGTCATGGCGTCTTCTCCTTCAAGTAAAACTTCATCAGCTCCAGGCGGGCAGTGGGGGCAACACGCCGACCCGGCCAAACAAGCCGGCGCACTCGGCCAGCCGCCAGAGGAACAACAAGATCAGGATCGCGACCACCCCGCCGATCACAATCTGAATGACGTTCCAGTAAGGAGCGGAGGTGATGTTGGTGAGCCATCCGCCGAGCAGGACGCGAAGCAGCGCCAAGACAACCAAAACGACAATAACGAAGATCGCGACTTGAAAGATCGTGCCTATGCCAAAGCCACACATCACGCCCTCGCGACATGTTGAAGGTTGAGAAATTGCTGATGCTCGCCACGCCGACGCGACATCACTTCCGGCGGCTTATTCCAGAACAGCATCGCTTCGGCGCAGCCGGCATAGTCGCCCGCATTGAGACGCTTGAGCGCGGTCGAACCACGGAACTGAGTGACGCCGAGATTAAACACGAACGACGCCAGCGCGTCGAATTCGTGCTGGGCCAGGGGAACCTTGATCAGCCCCTTGCCTTCGGTGCGGAAGCGCTGATTGTCGGCGCGAAAGATCCGCCAGGCTTCGTCCTCGGTGATCGTCATCCCCTGGAAGACCTTCGGCGGCCCGGCGGCTGATGTGTGGCCGACGCCGATGGTCAGAATGCCGCGGCTGTCGAGATACGCAGTCAATTCGCAGCCTTCACGGTCGCCAATCAGTTTTGCGCCGGCGTCCGACAGACGCATCGAGATCGAAGCTTTACGCTCGCTCATATCCGCGGATCCTTTGGCAGGCAGCGGTCCATGATCTGCGTGACTATCTGCACGGTGCCGAGCTGCTGCTGATGGAAGTACCAAGCGGCGCTGCCGAGAAAGCCGAGGTTCAAGAGCACCATCACCAACAGGATCGGCGAGCCCGAGAGCGCGCTGATCGTCTCGCCAGCGACGGCGGTCGCGCCCTGCGCGGGCGTGTTGACGACGACCTGCGGGCGCTGATCGCTCATGTCTTCGGCCCCTGACGACAATCGCGGATGTCGTGCACCAGGTCGTTGATCAACTGGAGCTGCGCCTTGTTGCGCTCGGCGGCGTTGGCGCTGACCTCGCCAAGGACATAGATACAAAAGCCGAGGAACCCTAAATTGACCAGCAAAAGCGCGAGGGCGAGCGGCGACGAACCCATCGACGCCACGGCAGTGTTGGCGACCTTTCCGGCTTCCTCAGTGAGGCCCATCAATTGCGCCCGATGCAGTGGTACTTGATCACGTCCGTACCCGTGCCGGTGAAGGTCAGGACGGTCGTCGTCTCGCTGACCGACGAAGCGTTTCCGGGCGTCGTAGCGTCGGCGGTGAAGCAAACCGGAGCCGTAGCGTAGACACCAGTGAGCGTGTAGGTCGCCGTTCCAGCCGCAAGGGTGATCCGTCCGCCGACGTCTTTGTTGGCTGACGAGCCGCTGCGGATGGTGGTTGCGGTATAGTCGGGATTGGCCGGATCGTTGGAGATCGGCGCGGCTCCGTAGGGGTAGAGGAGCTTGATCGGATCATTGGCGGCGAGACTGGCGTTGAACGTCGCCGCCGTGCAGGTGATCTGGTTGGCGGCGCAAGAACTGAACACGCACAGATTGACGTTCGGAAAGAGGCTTGGGCTGGTGTCGGAAACGAGCGTCCCGGCCGGCGGGGTCACGGCGGGGCAAGCAGCGACCGACAACGGGGTGGAGGTCGGCTGTCCCTTGGCGACGGCGGCGGTGAGCGTCGTCGAAAAGGCTGGCGCATAATACCAAGCGGCTTGGCCGCCCGGCGACTGCGCCGTGCTGATCTCGGCGTTGCCCTGCAAATGCCAGTTCGCAGTTGGCTTTGTCGGGCTCATGCCGAAGTAGCGCCAATTATAAGGGCTGGTGTTCCCATCGCCTCCCAAAACAACGCCATTCACCAACGCCACGCCAAACCCATTGGCTGCATAACCGGCATAGCCCTGGCTGGCCCAGATGTACTTCATCAATGAAGTCGTCGCCCCGCCAATCAGCCAATCCCAACTGAGGGTGGCTATGTTCCAGCCAAGCCCGACAGTTGTAGCGGTCGAGCAATTGCTGATGCTGACGCCGATTGCATACCAAATGGTGGGAGCGCCGCCGAGCGCGGCGCATCTTACGCCATCAGCGCCGCCCAAAACCTGGAACCCCTGGATGCCGTAAAAAGCGTTGCCAATTAAACTTGGCCCGTTGTAGTAACTCGCGCCAAAAGATCCAACAATGAGCGGCCCGCCAGGGGTGGGCGGATAAATCGTCCAATCGTTAGCGGGCAACTGATTGGCGCAGGCATTGACTGAGCCGGTCAGATAAGCGCCGACTATCACCGTTTTGTTTTGATTAGCGCAATTGATAATGAAGCCCCATTTGGCGGTGTTGCCCTCGCCGCTCTCGGTGTTCGGATTGGTATAAATCTCACCAAGGGTAGCCCCCTCGAAAATATCAGCCAGCATATTGCCGGAGAATTGCTCGTCGGTTGAACTGGCGGTCGAAGTATTGTTCCCCGCCACCCATCTCCCGACAAGGTCGATCTGATGCCAATTGTCGCGGTCACGCGACAGGTCGCAATTGACGCCCGACGACCCGCTGGAGCACGCCATCTGCTCGCCGAGCGGCGAGTAGCTCAGAACATTATGCTCGGCCGACGCGGCGGTCCGGCGCTTCAGGTCCGCCGGCATGACCCATAAAGGAGCCTCAGCCCCTGGCGCATGGGTTACGGTGGCGTTCTGCGCCGTCCCGGTGTCGCTGGGAACCGTCATCGTCACCGTCTCAGGGAACCCGGTCCCGGTCGCGGTGAACACCGTCGTGCCCAACGGAAAGGCGTCGCTCACGACAATGTCTGCCGGCTGCAGGCGGCGCGGCCCCGAGATCACCGTCACCGAGTTGCCGCCGCTGACCGTCTGAACCTTGAACGCCTGAGCTGCCGGGAGCTGAAAGAACCGCGTCTCGACATTTTGCACCGTGCATGGCGCAGCGCAGTTCGCCGCATTGTTGGCGCCGGAAAAAGTCGCGCCGCCGAACGCGCCGGCCGGCGTCCCTGCTGGAGTATAAACCGAAGCCAGGGTGTTCGCCCCAGGTCCGCTGTAGTTCGAGGTGAAGGTGATCACCCCGGCGGCATACGACGCCGTGACGTTAAGATTAGGCAACATGCCCTGCGGGGTCGATACCGGTGGAATATACGTGACAAACTGCCCAGCGGTATTCTTGATCGCCGCAATCAGATTGGCCGCCGAAGTGGGAAAATCGACCCCAGTCGCCACGAGATAAGGCGTGCTGACCCCAGACATCGTCGCTGATCTGAACACATACGTTACGCCGCCAACCGTGATCGCATCATTGGCGAGAAAGTTGTTCGACCCGGTTTCGGTGAACGTCGCGGTGGACTTCGGCGGGACGCCCCAGCCAAGATTGATTGAACCGCCAAGAAACTGGCTGACCGGATTTGATAACGTTAGGTTCTGCTGCCCGGCGGGGTTGCCGTCGCCGCCCAGCGCCCCGACCGCGGTAATCGTCGTGCCGAGCGGCGCGGCCGGGATCGCCTCGATAGGAAAAGATCCGTTGTGGTAGGCGCTTAAGAGAATGCCGTCGCCAACCTGCCAGGCCGACAAAGGAAGAAACCCGGCGGGATCGCCGGCAAAATAGACGCCAGTCAGGACATTCGGCGTAATTGGATTGGCGGTCGCCGCGCCGTAATCCATGCCGCGAATGTTGCAGCCGCTGAGCATGCCGCCGCCCGATCCGCCATCCGAGGTGAGCGTGGAGGCTTCCTGGATGACGCGGTCGACGCCAGGGGCAAAGATTAAATATGTCGTCGACCCCGTCGGCGTCGTCCCACTGCAATGGTAGTTGGCGGCTCTACTCAAGATTAACGGCTGGGTGAAATA